CATCCGAAACCATCCGAAACCATCCGCCTTCCGTCCTGCCAATCATCCGAATCCTTCCTCCTTAGTCTATAGACTAAGGAAGGATCGGATGGCGGACGGATCGGATGATCAGGATCGGACAGGGATTTTTGGGTTGGGTTGGTGTTTGGTGGAAAAGGTAAAAAATGATTGAAGTAAGGATAGAAATGAAGATTGTTTCAACTGCGAACTTAAGACTACATTGGGCTGTTAAGGCTCGATTGGCGAAAAGTCAACGGCAAAAGGCGTTCAACGCACTGGCATCGGTGGCCGTTCCACCGCCATTGCCTTTGACCTTGGTGCTAACGAGGATTGCGCCTCGCCAGTTGGATGGTGACAACCTCCAGTCGGCGTTCAAGGCCACCAGAGATGGTGTCGCCGATTGGCTCGGTGTCGATGACGGCCATAAGCAGCTGGATTGGCAGTACAGGCAAAGAAGCGGTGGTGCGAAGGTGTATGCGGTTGAGGTGGAGGTGATATGAGAGGCAGACCATGCAGAACAGATACTGTTTGGTTTAAACGCAAACTCGGAGCATCCGAGCGCAAAATCCTTTTGGTAGCTGGCCGTGGCGATCTGACCCAAGGTTGGCATTCCTTGCTAGAAGTCTATACAAAACTATGGAACAACGGATACAGACCCAAGGATGATCTGGATGATTTCTTGGGCATTGCCCCGTCCGAGCCAGAAAAACCCGTTGTAGGCGGTTTTAATGCGGTTTGAGAGGGTTTTAACGAACTATTCTCCGTCTGGTGTCAGGTGTAGCCGAAATGCACCATCCGAGTCTTTCCTCTTTTGCGTTTGGCCAGCCAAATTCGCCCGCCCGAACCCGAGTTATCCACAGGCGAATTGACCAGTTGTCCACAATTTCTAGAATTTCTGCCAGTTTTCCCGATTTGCCTGTGGAAATCCTGTGCATAACCACGAAATAACTTTACATAATGAATGTTGTATTAAGTAGAAATGTAAATCTGTTAGGGTTTTCCCTGATTTTTTGATTTTTTGCATAGGGGGGGAGGGGGTATGCCTCGGGGAAAATTTTTGTGGGTGCCTCCCCCCCACACGAAAAGGTAAAAGGAGTAAAATTTTGTTATGAGCGAACTCGAATTGAAAAAAAAGGTTGGCCGTCCGAAGGGTGTGAAGAAACTCACGATCCAGCGGTGGGCGGCCAATCCATCCCTGTCGCTGCCGAAGACGGATCACCAGCGGATCAAGGAACTCAAGGAGTTAATGATCAACTCTGGTGGGCGGGATGTAGCGCAGAAGGTGATTGAGATTGCGTTGAACGATGATCACCCTGGTCAGATGGCGGCATTGAAGATGTGTTTGGATCGAACGCTGCCGATCACGCTGTTTGACAAGGAGGCCAAGCAGAGGAATGCGGTGACGATCAACATCACTGGCATTGGCGAGGTCAATCATGGCCATACAATTGATGCAGAAGATGTGGAGGCAAAAGATGTCTGATATGTTTGCTGACTTAGAGGGACTGGGGCTAACGCCACAGGAAATTAACAAGGTTGCCTACCATCGGCAAAACCTTGGCAATCCTTTTATAAACCAAGAGGGCAAACCAATGACCATCTATGCCACTGGAATAGAGATTCCTGAAGGCAAAAACAAGGGAAAGTATGTTTCAGTCCCTGGCTATGTTGGTGGAAGGATAGTTACCGATGAAGGCCAGTTGTACAACATTTGGAAAAAAGACATCCAAAAGGGGAAATGGCCTGTATACGAAACTCCTGAACAACTAAATGCCAGAGATGCTTGGTTGCATCAGATTATGGATAAAGACATGGAGCGATATTTTGAGCAACAGCGTCTTAACCAACCTTATCAGCAATTTGAAAGTCTTGACTATAAAGACCCATTCTTGACTATCAAATGAGTGATCTCTCGTTCAAACTTCTCCCTTGGCAGGAGGCGGTGTTTAAAGATAGCACCAGATTCAAGGTGATAGCAGCAGGGCGAAGGTGCGGGAAGTCTAGGATGGCGGCAGTTACCCTATTAATCGAAGCCCTGCGTTGTCCAGCTGGATCGGCTGTGTTGTATGTGGCACCCACGAATGGCCAGGCGAGGCAGATTATTTGGCAAGTCTTGATGGATTTGGGCAGGGAGGTGATCCAGAATGCTCATATTAACAATCAGGATATAACAACGATCAATGGTGCGACTATTTATGTCCGTGGTGCAGACAGACCAGACACTTTGCGTGGAGTCAGCTTGACTTACGCCGTACTGGATGAGGTGGCAGATATTAAGCCAGAGGCGTGGGAGCAAGTTATTCGAGCATCCCTGTCTGACAAGAAGGGCAGAGCCATGTTTATTGGCACTCCGAAGGGTAGGAATTGGTTTTATGACCTATTCAAACTTGGCGAGAGTGAGGAGGACACCGACTGGAAGTCTTGGCACTTCACAACAAAAGACAACCCCCTGATTGACCCAACTGAGATTGAATCTGCGAAGAAAACCTTGTCAACTTTTGCGTTTAAGCAGGAGTACATGGCGAGTTTTACGAATGCTGGCAGTGACATTTTCAAAGAAGAATGGATCAAGTATGGCGAGGAGCCTCAGTTTGGGAGTTATTACATTGCGATTGACTTGGCTGGTTTTGAGGAAGTGGCCAAGCAGGCAGGAAACTCGAAGAAAAGGCTGGATGAGTCTGCCATTTCTGTGGTGAAGGTGACAGAGGATGGCAAATGGTGGGTCAAGGAGATTATTCATGGAAGGTGGGACATCCGAGAGACGGCAGCGAAGATACTGATGGCGATGCGAGACTATCGCCCTTTGGCGGTTGGTATAGAGAGAGGTGCGCTAAAAAATGCAGTTCTTCCGTATTTGTCTGACCTTATGAGGAAAAATAATGTATATTCCCACATTATTGACTTAACGCATGGTAATAGGAAAAAGGCAGACAGGATTATCTGGAGCCTCCAAGGCCGTTTTGAGCATGGGCGCATCATCTTAAACAGTGATGAGGATTGGGATGTATTTCTTGATCAGTTGTTATTGTTTCCAGCGCAAGGGGTGCATGATGATTTGCCAGACTCATTGAGTTATCTTGACCAGTTGGCGGTGACTTCTTACTTTGAAGAGGAAGACGGCGATGATTGGCAACCTATAGACATAATTGCGGGAGTTTAAATGGCTGAAGAACTAAAGCAAAACGAGTATGAAGAACCAACGGAGTCTGATAAGGAGTTGGTTGCTTTTGTTGTAGACCATTGTGATCGCTGGCGAGATTACCGAGATAGCAACTACCTCGATGCTTGGCTAGAGTATGAGCGCATTTTCCGTGGTGAATGGGCAGATGAGGATAAAAGCAGGGAATCTGAGCGCAGCCGCCTGATCACGCCTGGCACTCAGCAGGCGGTTGAGACTCGTCATGCAGAGATTATTGAGGCGATCTTTGGTCAGGGCGAGTTCTTTGACATTAAGGATGACATCAAGGACATTGATGGCAACAAACTTGATGTGGAGATGTTGAAGAATCAGCTGATGGAAGACTTTGCCAAGGATAAGGTCAGGAAGTCTGTTGATCAGATTGTTTTGATGTCTGAGATTTATGGCACTGGCATTGGTGAGATTTTTGTCAAGACTGAGAAAGAGTTTTACCCTGCAACGCAGGCGATTCCTAACACGCCGACTCAGGCAGCCATTGGAGTGATGGAGAAGGATCGCATCTCTGTCAGGATTACTCCAGTAAACCCTAAGAATTTTCTGTTTGATCCAAACGGCACAACGATTGATGAGTGCCTTGGAGTGGCGGTCGAGAAGTATGTTTCGATCCACAAGATTGTTCAAGGCATTGAGTCTGGGATGTATCGCAAGGTTGACTTGGAGGCAGATGCAGGCGATGACAAATTGGAGCCTACCCAAGAAGAGACTATGTTCAAGGATCAGAAGGTTCGAGTCCTGACTTATTATGGTTTGGTGCCAAGGGAATACTTGGAGAATTTGGCAGAACAGAAAGATATTGTCGAGTTATTTCCAGAAGATTCACCAGCTGACGATTATTCAGACTTGGTGGAAGCGATTGTTGTGATTGCCAATGACAACACACTTTTGAAGGCAGAGGCCAATCCTTACATGATGAAGGATAGACCGATTATTTGTTACCAGGCAGACACTGTGCCAAACCGAATTTTGGGAAGAGGCACAGTTGAGAAAGCCTATAACATGCAAAAGGCTTTGGACGCACAAATCAGGAGCCACCTTGATTCTTTGGCACTGACAACTAGTCCGATGATTGCGATGGACGCAACCAGATTGCCTAGAGGTGCGAAGTTTGAGGTTAAGCCTGGCAAGGCGATTATGACCAATGGTGCGCCACAGGAAATCCTATATCCATTCAAGTTTGGTGTCACAGATGGCAACAACATGACCACTGCTGTGGCGTTTGAGAGAATGCTGTTGCAATCAACTGGCACTTTGGATTCGCAGGGTTTAGTCTCAGCTGTTTCCCGTGATGGTGGCCAAGGTGGTATGTCGATGGCAATTGCCTCGATTATCAAGAAGTACAAACGCACTTTGGTGAACTTCCAAGAAGACTTCTTGATGCCTTTTATCAAGAAGGCAGCTTTTAGGTATATGCAGTTCGATCCTGAAAGATATCCTTCTGTGGATATGAACTTCATTCCAACGGCGACATTGGGCATTATTGCTAGGGAGTATGAGCAGCAGCAGTTTATTGGTTTGCTCCAGACCCTTGGGCCAAATACCCCTGTGATGCCATTGATCCTCAAAGGTATTGTGGGCAATAGTTCATTTACCAACAGGTATGAACTGATGGATGCGTTGGACAAGATGAGCCAACCTGATCCGCAGGCGCAACAAATGCAACAGGCGCAACAACAGTTGGCTCTGCAAGCAGCGCAGGCACAGATTGCGGTGAACACTACCCAGGCAGAGCAAAATAGGGCAGATGCTACCAAGACAATGATGGAGGCGCAGCTGCTGCCGCAGGAGACTCAGGCGAAGATGAGTTCTTCATTGACGAAGAATTTGCCTAATCAAGATGACCAGGCATCCAAGGAGTTTGATAAGAGAGTCAAGATTGCAGAATTGATGTTGAAGGAAGCTGACATCAAGAATAAGAGCAAAATTGTTGAGTTACAGATGGCAGACAAGCAGGGAAGTGTTGAGAATGACTTTTTGGCCAGACTGTCTAAGGAACTCAAATAATGGACATTACTGATTTAGAAAAGAAACTTGGCATTGAAGGGATGTCTGCTGATGAGCAGATGGCGATGGTTGTTGCCATTCAAAAGTCTGCCCAAGAGAAGGCTTTAAAGGCAAGGGATGAGACTCTTGGCAAAAGCGCAGAGTTAGTTGTCCAAGGTTTAAAGAGAATTAAGACAGACATTGAGACGAGATTCGAGCAATTGAACTCGACTATCCAGAACAAGGTTTCTAGCATTCAAGATGGCAAGGATGGTAGAGATGGCAAAAACGGACTTGACGGAAAACAGGGTCTACAAGGTCTTAATGGAAAAGATGGCAGAGATGGCCGTGATGGAGTCGATGGTGTTGATGGTGTTAGTGTCACCTCTGCTCATATTGATTTTGATGGTAGCCTTGTTATTGGCCTGTCTAGTGGTGTTGAACTCAATGTTGGTGAGGTTGTTGCTCCTGATCTTGCTGAATCCATCAAAGTTATTACTAATGGTGGTGGCACTTCTCAGTCTGTACTTGATACTCTAGCCAGCCTGCAAACCCAGATAAATAACCTAATTCCCTCTCAAACAGGCAATTCAGGCAAGTATTTGACTACCAATGGTACAACTACTTCTTGGGGTTCTGTTACTGGTGGACTGAGTTATCAAGGAACTTGGAACGCATCTACGAATTCACCAACTTTGACAAGTAGTGTTGGAACACAGA